TTTAGTGTGTTTCACTCCAGTTGTCTCCTATTTTGTATTCCCCTGTTAAAGGTACTCTGAGTTTAAAATGTTCGCCAGTTCGTTTAATTGCTTCTACTGCTATCTGACCAACTTTATCTGCTAAGTTTTCAGGACACTCTATTTGTATTTCATCATGCACCCAAACAACTTGATGTACGTCTGCTGCACTGTTGTTTATAACTTTATCAAACTCAACTAACCATTGTTTACAAACTATGGCTCCGCTTGATTGTAATAAAGTATTTAATGCAGCATGTGGTGAACGAACTTTTACTTGTCTTTTATCTAATCCGACTAAGTAACCACGCCCAGCAGCTTCTTGTACTTGCGTTATTAATTTGTTTAATGCAGGTAAGTTATTTAAGAAACGCTTTTTAATTTGACCAGCTTCCTTAACTGTTTTACCTGTAACTAACGCTATCTTTTTTACACCACCACCATATAAGAAGCAGTAATAAAATCTCTTGGCTAAGTCACGGCTGTCTAAACCTGCTAACTGCTGTGTCTCTGTGTGTATATCACCATCTAATACAACTTTAGCATAGTCACCATTGTCATACTTAGCCATATAGTGAGCCAACATTCTCACCTCTAAACCTGAGACGTCAACGCCTACAAGTTTTTTATGTGTTGGAACTGTAAACAACGCTCTACATTCTTTACCGTAAGGCACAGATACACTAGGTACTTGAGCCATGTTAGGATATGAATGAGTTGCACGTGCAGTTACTGTTGAATTAGTATTACATGTGCCGTGTATTCTTCCGTTCTTCTCATGCTTTAACCAAGCTTGATTACCTGTAGCAAGTTGACCAATTCTTTTATCTAATAAGAAATGCTCACATAATAATTTAGCTTCAGGGTATTCTAGCTTTTCTAAAATAGTCTCATCTAGTTTTGGTTTACCATCATTAGTAAACTCAGTTGGTTTCCAATTATATTTATCAATTAATTTTTTAGCTATGTGTTGTCTGCTTGACGGATTAAAGACAACAACTTTTTGTTTATAAAACACTTCACCTTTAACATATCCTTTTGCTTTGTTATTTACTTTAGGAATAAAAGGTGTCTTAACTGTTTCAGGTGGGAATACTTTTTGTAATTCATCTTCAAGTTCTAATCTTCTAGCATTTAATTTAGAATATAATTCTTGTGCAGCTCGTGTGTTAAATTCAAATCCATAAACTTCTTGTCTATAAATAAGTTCAGCAACATCATGCTCTAGCTGCATACTCTCCTCAGAGTAACCTTTTTTCTGTATTATATTATAAAGTTTATGTGTTACTTCTACATCTTGCACACAGTATTCTAACATCTCTGGTGTAAAGTCTTTGAAGTCAGACTCAAACTCAGCTTTGTATTCACCTATTCTATTACCCCATGCTTTTAAACTGTGTCTTCCAATACAATCTTTTGGAAAATCTTTTCTTTTAAAATCTTGTTCAGTTACATCAGGAAATAATAATCTAGCAGCAACAAGTGTATCAAACACTTTTGCTTTTAACATAAATGTAGGATATAATTTTTCAATTAAAGGTATATCAAATTTAATTATGTTATGACCTATAACTAATTCAGCTGCTTCTAATTTAATTAATGATTGATAGTTTGGAAGTTTAAATACTTCACCAGTATCTATATCTTTTAATACAATGCAATGTATTTTATCTGCTGTATCTACAAATCCATTACTCTCTATATCAAAACAGTATCTCATATTTTTACATCCTTCATTGATAATATATTACAGGTTGGAATTGTTGTTACATTACCAACATCAGATATGGTTGCGTTATCAGTTTCATCATAATTAAAATCAGAACAAATGATAGTCACCTTTTTATTTTTTAACAACAACCATCCAGTTGATACACAAATAGTTGGCTGACTTTTTTTAGCTGCATCCATAGTCTGCCATGCAGCATCTGAATTTATATCTTTCCACCATATTATTTTAAATGGCATCTTAACTTTTAAGTCTGGAATTTTCATATTAATGTACCGTTTGTATTTTTGTTATTAGTTGCCAAGCTTCAGTTGACTGTGTGCACAGTTCTGAAATTGCTTTGTCCATCATATTTTTTACAGTTTCGTTTGGAACTAACACAGTGATGTCTTCATCTGGTCTGTGCTTTGCTTTCAATAAATGTCCCATAAGATATTCAGTCCAACTTACAGCTTCTTGTTCAACATCATTAAAACTCATTAGCCACCTCTGATTGAATTTCGTTCAAACATCCAGTAGCTAAATCATATTGTAAACTACAAGCCTTACCTGTCTCACCGCTAAATCTATTCTTAAGTATATTTACTTGTGAAATATTTTCTGAAGATTGTAAGTCTCTTGATAGTGCTAAAATCATATCAGATAATTGACCAATAGAAGCAGAACCTCTAAGACTATTCATTGATACTGCTACACCATCTTCATAACCTTTGTTACCTTCAGGTCTTTTTAAATGTGATACAAGTATTAAACCAATACCAGTTTCTTCAACTAACGTTCTTAATTTAGAGACAAAATAATCAATAAGTTTTCTCTCATCATTTGTAGTTTCATCACCAATAGCAGACAACGCCATGTGTAAATGGTCTAGTATAACAAAGTCAACGCTGCATGCTTTTGCTAAGTATCTTATTTTAGATAATAAATTGTCAGCAACAGTAGAACCAAAGTGATTATATAAATAAAACTTACCATTGCCGATTGTATTTTTAAAGGTACGTTCAAGTTCTTCATTACTAATTCCTTCTCTTGTAAGGTGTAAAGGCTTTTTAACTTGAACGCCCATGATACCGAGTGCACTTCTTTTCACGCTTTCTTCTAATGCAATGTAGCCTACTGAATAATCCTTCTGCAATAAATGCAATGCTACGTGTCTGCAAAAACTTGATTTACCTACACCACTACCAGCAGTGATAGTAACTAGCTCACCTTTTCTAAGTCCATGAGTTTTTTTATTTAAACATTCAAATGGATAATCAACACTAACATAATTATCTTCTGTTTGTATTTCATTCCATAAATCACTACCTAAAACTATTCCATCAGGTCTGTACGGTTTACTTGCCCACATACAATCAAGTAACTCTCTAGTTCTATTTTGTAGTAGCATCTCGTTAGCATCTTTTAATGGTAACGTACATATCTTTGCTTTGTTAGGTGATAATAATTTAGCACATTCAACAGCAGCTTTTTGTCCGTACTCATCTTGGTCAAACATAAATACAACAGACTCAAAACCTTCAAGCCATTCTATTTCTTTTTGAATATCTTTTTTTGCTCCTTGTGCTCCTGACTTTATACTTACTACTGGAAATTTATTGTCTTGAATTTTAGATACAGACAAACAATCTATCTCACCTTCAGTAACAATAAGCATCTTACCTTTGTCAGCCCATAAGTGTTGACCAAACAATGTTGATTGCTTTGCATCACCCAGCCACTGAAAAGTTTTATCTGGGTATCTTAACTTCTGTGCAACTAATTGTTTATCTTTGTTGTAGTAGTTTGCAATTTGACAAGGTCTGCCAAACCAACTACCAATTTGATAATTAAATTTTTGTGTAGTTCTTAAATCTATTTTTCTTTTAGCTAATTCTTTTACATCACCTGAAATAAATTTAACATCTTCTACTTCGTTTGTTTGTTGTGGTTTCAAATCATCTACTCCTTTTTTAATTGTGTTACATGAGAAACAAAAAGTATGTCCATCATCATAAACAGAATTGGCATCACTAGAGCCGCACTCTTCACAGTGTGTATGATATAAAAAGTTACTTTGTGTTTCTTGCATAAATTTTTTTTCTAAAATATTTTGGTTGTTTCACTCTGGGCTTTTACACCCAGAGCTTTAACAAACAAACTAGCTCAGCAATTCTTTAACATTGAAATGCGGAGCTTTGGAGCTAGTCACATCTCTGTGACCAACAACTTCAACCTTTTTGTAATTGGCTTTTAAAACATCTATGAGCTTAACTAAACTCTCATACTGTTTGAAAGTAAAATTACAATCAGGTTGTCCCTCTGGTGTCAGTCCACCAATTAAGCAGACACCAATGGAATTTTTGTTAGATAGCTCAGCTGTAGTTTCTATGTGTGCACCAGCTATCTGAATATCTCTTCCATCTTGTACTTCACCATCTCTAGTTATAACTTTGTGAAATGCACATGAAAATAAACCTTCTTTTCTGTGTTGTACTTCTAAATCTTTAACTTGTATATTTTGTTCTGGATGTGTGTCAGATGAATGAATGACAATATACTTAGTATCTTTTCTTAAGTTACTCATATCCACTCCTTAGGTATATGTTTATCAGCATATTTAAAACCATACTTCTCACACCACATTGCATAAGTTGTTTTTGATTTCTTTGTAATTCTTGAATTTGAATTACTGAATATAAATCTAATATCTAATTCTGGATGTTGTTCTTTTACAAGACGCATTTTCTGTCTGTCTTGTGTAGTAAACAAACCTTTAGTTTCAATATAAATATTTTGTTTTGGTAAATAAAAATCAGGCGTGTATGTATGAGCCTTTTGAGGCTTAACATATTTTAGCTTAGTCTTTTCAAACTCATACATAACACTTTTATTTCTCAATTCTGTAGCAACTTGTTCTTCAAGTCCAGAACGAAAACCGTATCTAAGTCCAACTTGTTTAGAAGTCAGCCGTTTGGTTCTCTTCAGTCTTTGTTGCCACATCCTCTTTTACCTTTTCTGGTGCTACATAACCATTATCAACTTTATCAAAGCCATATCCAGACGCATTGTCAGAACCGCCTTCAACAAGTTCAGTTATTTGTACTGCTCTTAATCTAAGAGACACGCCAGCACCTGCCATTGCGGTGTACCAATGTACTAATTCCGCACTGACTTTCATTTTGCTACCCGACCAAACATTAGTATCAGTCATAGGTGTTCCAGAACTATCAAAGATAGCTACCTTAAAAGGTATAACTTTACCATCTGATGCTATGATTTGTGCCTTACGTTTAAATTTAAACTCAATGTTACCAGTTTCTGCACCAGTGTCATCAGTTTCCATTTCATACGGTGGGTTTGCCATTTTGACAGCTTTTTTATTTTTCTCTTTAGCTATCTCAGCACTTTTTTTCATCTCAGCATCAATCTGTTGGATTAATGGCTGAGCCTCTTCTGCACTAACGACAAGATTAACTTTGAAGTGTCCGTCTTTGTCAAACTTAGTGTCAGGTTTTGTTAGCCATGCGTATTTAGACACGCCTTCTGGACTAACAATTTTGGCATACATATTTTTTGCCATTTTTTCTCCTTTATGGTTTTTTATTCTACTATGGGAACCTTACGCAAAGAAGAATTTGCTTTCCCGTAGTTGGTTTATATCTAAGTTACCTTTACTAGGTGCCTCAGGTATTTTTTTATGAAGTTCAACAGGCAGTTGTTTCAAAACATCATTCCTAAAATTTTCTAAAATATCATTCTCAGAAAACATAGTTATAAATGCTTCTCTCAACGACTGGTTTAAAACTTCAACATCACCAGCAGTGGTTCCAAAACTATCATGTACATTACAAAAGTTTTGAATACCATTCTTGTGTGCAATATTAACAGTCTTCATCATAGCAGCACTGTCAACACTGTGAACAAGGTTTGGTGCAACACCGTTACCCATTCTTAACTTATCAGTTAAATCAGTTTCAGTGTTAATTCTTGGTTTAATAACTTCACCCATTAACATAGCCTTAACTCTTTTAGATTTCATCTCAGGGTAAGACTGATAAACAGGGAAGCCAACAGGTGTTATCCAGTGTATTGGTAATTGCTCTCTCGCAACAACTCTTGCAATGGTCTGTAAGTAATCCATTCCAACTCTAGCTGAAGCAAGATTATCACCAATGCTGTCCCAGATTACACCAGCAAGATAGCTTGCAGGCCTAAACAGGTCATCAATAAATGGATGGTTTTCACCTTTGTCTTTTCTCTTAGTTAAATCTTCAATCACAAAGTCTGTGCATGAATATCTAGTTGAACCATAACAGATAGTCATAATACTACGCTTTGTTGTTGAACGTTTGATACCATAGTCCAACCATAGTTGAGCGTACGGCTTGTTTTCCGCAGCATCAACTTTCAGTTTTTCAGTTACAGCATCAGCAACTAATTGATAAATGTCTTGTGGTTTATCTGTAGGTAATAAGTTAACAAGCTTACCAGCTTTACTATCTCTTAACATCAATGAGTAAACTTGAAGTCCATTACATGAACCATCAACACTCACTGGTATATGAGACACAAAGCCATAACCTTCTTTTTTAAACTTAGCCCACTCATCACAGAACGCTAAAAACTGATAGCCATTTGATGCATCTTCCCATTGTCTATTCGTAAACGGGTCTTCAGCACATTTGATTATCATATCTTCATTATCTTTTACCCACTCAACACGCTCTTCCAAAGATATTTTATCTTGTCCAAACATGTTTGCTCCATGAATAGCCAGCCAGTAATCACCTTTGTTTTCTTTTGTGATTTCTTTTCCTCTGGCAAACGACAATAAAGCTTTAGCACCTGTGATACTTTGATAGTTTAGAAAAGCAGGTACACAATATGCTCTGCCTCTAAAATCTAATTGCAATGGAAAATATAAAGTTTGATAATCTTTAAACTTATCAGCAAGCCACATAATTTTAGCATACAGTAAACGCTTAGAAAACATCCTAGCATTTTCTGTGTGCACCATCACAGCTTTTCTTTTCCATTCCTTACGGCTCTCTGCGTTAGTCTCAATGTCGTGCGGTTTATTTGGTATGTCATAGTTAACGTTAGGCGGCATACCACCAACGGCCAAACCTTTGTCCCATGCTTCTTGCATAACTTTTAAGACAAACTTGTTTATCTTGTACGGTGTATTTTGCATGGTATTTACAGCAGCATAAACTTCAGGCATGTCAAAGTTTTCAAGTTCTTTTTTAAACAGTTTATTTTTCTGCTTAACTAAGTCCAACTCAGGTAACTCTTTAGTCCAATACCCACCGCCAACTACAGTTGACCACGCCTTTGGCGGCATCACTGTGGGTAGATACTCTGGATTTAACAGTTCATTAAAACCATTCCTGTTTTTAATCCACTCTCTAGTTTTCTCTGTCTGTTTTATTATCTTAGCTTTTTTATGTTTAACAGTTTCAGTTCCTATCTCAATTAAACCTGTAGCATAAATCATAAGTTCAACAAGTCTAATACCTACATGAAGTTTAGTTGGTGTAGTCCACTCTTCCCAGCTCATCACTTCATCACGTTTAGCACTCTCTCTTAGCTTACGTCTTTTATAAGTGTAATTAAAAGAACGCTTGTCTAAGTCTGCTTTAACAGTTTGATAAAGTTCAGGGTTTAAGTTTTTGAAATTCTTTAATGATATTTCAGTTTCAACTTTACCACCAAGTGAGATACAGGTTGCAGTAAGTGGTTTATACTGAGTAATCGTATTAATGATATGCTTACCAGTAATCAAAGCCAATACTTCAGGCTCCACTTCGCAAAGTTTCACAAAAGCAATAGGTGGTTTACCTATAGTCTTTTTAGACGTATCTTCAATCCATTCAGCAATAGCCATTGCCAAAGGTCTGATAGTGTTAGCCACCATAACTTTACCGTAACTGGTGACACTCTCTTCTTCTCGTTCTACATGTGAGACAAGCCTTTTGTTGGTTCTATTTTTACCAAGTTCAGCCATCTCTTTTTCGTGTGCCAGCTCATCATTATAAGTTGGCATGCTCTCTATTAGTTTAGCCAATGTTAACTCCTTTGTAATCGTTGGGTTAATGTTGTTAGTATCTACTATGGGTACCTTAGTCAGGTATTCTCAAAGACAACATAAGTTCTTTTTCAAGGTTTACTTTAGGTGTCTCTTTGCCTTCAATAATACGCTCAATCAAAATAGCTGACCTATGAGCTACTTGATTAGGTGTTAAACTATCGTGGTCTTCCAAACTGAATGTGCGTTGTAAAAACCTAATAATTTGATATTTCTTTTTCCATGTCATTTTTGCTCCTTTGTTTTGGTTTAAGTACCTTGTCTAATGCGTATATACCAATTTTCTTTAACATGCAATCAGCACACCAGTATATCTCACGTTCTACTACAACAGCAGCCTTCTCGCATTTATTACATTTTATCATTAAACAACTCCATATAAATTAAGCCACACAAACCCGCAAGTATTATTACTTGCAGGTCTGTAGGTATAGACAAAAATAGCTCAATCATTTAGTGAGATACCAACTTTTAAAATAAGTACCCTCTATAATAAATGGCTTGGTCTTATATTTTGTATCTATCTCAAGTGCCCTGTGTTTTAACAGATTGTTTAACTGAGTGTTAAGACTAATAGGTTTAACATCAGGGAACTTAGCTCTAAGTTTGGCCAGTAATGGCTTTTTCTTAGACTTCTCATTGTTGTGTACAAAGTCCAATATAAGTTGTTGAACGTAATGTCTATCGTAGCCGTCACTTTGCCGTCTAGTCTTAGGCATCCACTCAATGTCTTTTATGTTGTACTTTTCGCATAGTCTATTAAACTTTTCAAAACTATTTTGATTATCACAGTTTACATAAGAAAACATAAATTGGTGATAGTCCAAAAGTTTATCTCTGTTTAGTCTATACTTGTGAAAGTCTTCTTTACTTACACCAGCTGCCTCATAATCGCATCTGCCTAAGTGCCAATGACCCATAAGTTTGTCTGATATGAGACAGTCAAATTTGAACTCTTCATCAGACAAAAATCGCCGTCTAGTCTTTTCATTGTCAACTAAGACGCTGCGTTGTTTCCAGTCGAGCATTTTACTCCTTTGTTAGTTTGTTGTTTACAAAACCGCCGTTCAGTCTTAAGGCCGTCTGTAACAGACCTTGTACACTATTTAAAATAATATACAAGGTTTCGACTATTAAAGTCTCTTCAGTGTTACTCTTCGGTTGCGTCAATTTCTATATTGACAGTCACCTTACCGCCTACTCTATAACCTAAGCTATCCTGCGTATCACTTAAAAACCTTGATAAGTCTTTAGACTGTACGCCATCTTCAAAATTAAAGTTATGAGTTGTCATAGTAAACGGCTTGCCTTTTTTGTCATAGCCATTGCCTAAGACTTTTATTTTAACAGTATCTAAGTACATAGTTTTTTACTCCTTTGTTAGTTTGTTTTTATATTTTCAGAACCACAGCTGGCACAAACATCCGTCATTTTAGACAAATCTTCATAGCTGTAATTCTTTTCGGGCTCTTCCTGAAACTCTTTTAATAAAGTACCTTCAGAGGCTCCGCAATCATAGCATAACATAAGTTATTACTCCATTGTTTGTTTGGTTGCCACTTGCAACAGACTAGGCAGACAAGCCGCCTAGTTTCGCTCAATTAGAGCTCTTCAGTGTTGCTCTAATGGCCAGCCTTTGAGTAGCCGCCATTTAACTTAATACGCTCTGCCAGTCTATTATTTCTAAATTCAGCATCTTTTTTATCTTTTAGAATTTCATAGACAGCAATAGTTGACCTACGCTGGCTTTGCTCCATCTCAGTCATTTTAGCTGCAAACTCTTTAGAGTTGACCCTTTTTGCTTTGTCAGCAATGCTGCCACCGTCTATAGCGTTTAAGTGTGCACCTGTAGTAGTTCCCCAGATATTATGCTGAACTACAAGGCCAGTAGGTATGCTTTTAAAGGCTACACACGTGTTATAAGACATATAAAAAGTAACATTCATATAATCTACGTGAATGGCTTTATTGTTATTGCCTCTGGCATAATTCCAAACACTAATTGGAACTTCTGTATTATTTTTATTCATAAGTATTTACTCCGTTTATTTGTTTGTATCAGCGTTTTAACATAGTTTAATGCTGAAGACACTACGCCAAATTGACGCAGTGTTTCGACTAATAAAAGTCTCATCAGTCCAGCTCAATTATATTAACTTTGCCACCTATAACAAAATAGACTGCCAACTGGTCAGCCTTTTTGCCGTACTGGATAGCAAACTTTTTAAACTGCTCTTTACTTATAACATTATTTGGAATGGCTACAACATAATTAATTACAGCCTCTTCAAATACTTTTTGGCTTTTCTCATCAAACCAGCAGCCAACCGCATGGCTTATTTGTGTATAGCCGCCGTAGTTAGTGCATAGCAGTTTTTTTAGTTCTTGGTGCTCATTGATTAAAGTATCACCATTGTTTTTGTTTGTAGGTAACACTATTTTCGCTTCAATCATTTTTGCTCCTATGTTTGTTTAAGTGCATTATGCATAAATTCACAATCAATGCAAGTACTATTATTGTCTATTTTGTCGCACCAAAAAAACAGTCATTAGTTACTTCTATTAGTTATTACTATTGATGGTACTACTCACTAAGATAGACTTAAGTATAAGCCTAAGTATAAGCCTAAGTATAAGCCTAAGTATAACACTAAGTATAACTATCATTAGTAGTATCAATTATATCTATAACACATAGTTTGAACCTTAGTATATCATATACGGGAACCTTAGTGCACAGGTTGTATTGCTGCCGTAATGTGGCAGTGTGGCTCCGTGTTATAACTAAGGTGATGGCTATGCGTTAGGCTATGCGTATAACTAAGAGCAAAAAAACAGACTAGCTCACACACACGCAAAAACACAAAGCCGCCGTTTTACCTCTAATATACCTTAAGTTTTGCCTATATGCCTACCTTTTTTGTCTGCGTGCGGCCTGTTTTTGGTGATGCCTAAGGGGGAAACCGCACGGTGTATATACGATATACCCTCTCAGATTTTTCTACCAAATATTCCGACTAAGGTTCCCGTATGTGATATACTAAGGGTAAACTATAGGTGTAGTATCTTTATCAATATCCCTAATTAAGTTAGACAAATATACTGCTCTATCAGGTGTCTGCTTAGCCCAGTTACTGTTAAGCATCTCCTTAGAAGCCATGTGGTAATCACCACTGTTAATATAACCTAATGTCTTCTTAAACTTAGACACTCCAGTAGCTCCCATTTGGAAAACCATCTCCGTTACTACCCCAAATGCTACAGGGTCAACTTTATCAGCGTCTATGAGCTTCTCTGTGGCTCCTACAGCCTTATTTAAATCACTTTGAAACACTGTTTCCCAGCCTTCCTTAGTAGTAGGTATTTCTTCTCCTGCTTGTATTCTATGTCCATACCCACCTGTCTTAAAGCCTTCCTTTATGTATTTACCGTCAGCATCACTATATGCAAGATTATAGGGATTTAATCTAAAACCTTCATGTTTTTTAATACGTTCAGCCACCTGTGGCATAAAAGAATATTTAGTGTTTATATCCATCTGTCCTCTCTTGGGGTTCTGCCTATAGCAGACTCCATAAATTGTTCTAATTCCTCGTTCAATAAGTCCTCTTTATGCTGATTATATGACATAATTTGGTCTCTATCCATACGTTCTACCCAGTAATTAGCAGCTATTGCTAGTGCATCTATCTGGTCATCATGCCTTAGAGCACCTTTATCCCTAGTTATTCTAGTCATTTGTCTAAATAACTGGTGGTCAGGCTCTAATTTAAAGTCTTCTTTAATGATTAAATCATCAACAACTAACCTGTGTCCATTCATAATAGGTTCTAAAGTATCTATAATACGCTTTTCTTTCTGTATATTATGTCTTACTTCTTCTATTTCACATGGATGTATCTGTGCCATCACAGGCTTTAATAACTGTGTAGCCATACCATCACCAAAGTTACTCTCAATGACCACATAGTTAACATCTTGTTTCTTAGCAATATTAGCTAATCTAGCCATAGTATCTTCTGAGTAACCACCATCTAATGCTCCGATAGCAGTTAGGTATAACACACCGTGTAACATTTTTAATACGCAGTATGCAGTCTTATCTTCTCCTCTTCCAGAGGGGTCTATAGACATCACAGAGCCCTCAAATTGCGTGAACTCAGGGCTGGTGTACATTGGAGCCACATAGTAATCCCCTTTAAGTCCAACATTAGGTATTTCAGGGTCTAAAGCTTTAATTTGCTCTACTCCTGATGCCCATTGTACTTTAGCTGGAGCTTCTTTCCATGTAGAACTACCAGATAATACAATTAAGTCATTCAACTTAAGCGGGTATCTGTTAGCGTCAGACATAGTTGTGTCTAACATAAATTGTAAGTTAAACCCAGAACGACCGTATGAAGACATACGTTCTAACAAGTCAACCTCATCAAACCTTTTAGGGTCTGTGGGTTTACCTTCTTTGTCTGTAATCTCAGCAATCATAGGTGCTATTTTATGTCCATAGCCTATACTCTGAGCTTTCGTTGGGTATAACGCTGGCCATACTCTAGTTTTAAACCCACGTTCTTCTAAATCATTGTATAATGACATTTCAGTTTGTGGTGTACCTAGAAATATAATTCTTCCTACGTTAGGTTTGATAATTGCATCAAATTCTTTTACTGTCTCACCTAATCTATCACGCATAAGTTGCGTTTGTGAGTTATTTGCAGACTCTACGTCATCCGCAATAATTAAATCTGCACGTGAACCTGTTAATTGACCTGTAATACCCATAGATTTAACTGATGGTGCATGACTGGCCTTAGCTGGTGCCACATCAAAACTAACTTTAGAACTTCTTTGATTTTCTCTAGGGACAAGATGTTTAAGTAAAGGCATCTCGCCTATTAGTCTTTGCGTAAATGTACTAAAGTCATCCGCCCTAGATTTTGAAGCTGATACCACAAGTATGTTACGTTGTGGATTTAATAATAATTGATGACATACAAATGCAGATGTAATCCATGACTTACCGACACCCCTAAAGGCTTCTATCACAAGTCTCTTCTCGTCTGACTGTAAGTAATCAGCAATATCGTATTGTACAGGTGTTGGTTCTGGTAAGTTTAAGTGTTTCCAACACAGATACAAAAAATTCTTAAAGTTTTTTATTTTACTATTCATCAGTGTCAAATGGAACATCATCTAAGATGTTATCAGGTTTCTTTTGTAAACTATCTGTACTATATGTTTTACATACATCTAAACATACTTTCATTTCTGATGCTGTTAGATTATCACCTGATTTTAACTTTGCGTATGCATGTGTAACTAATAATTGTGGTAATTCTTTAATAATTTTGTCTAAATTAGATTGATTATTACAATCACATGAAGTATATTCACTTCCAGATGCACCACAGTTACCGCATTTCTTCTCAGTCATTTCTATTGGTCTATTATCCACGCCCTTGTCCTCTATATTTCTTATAAGTCTTTGATTTATTTGGTGTTTTTGTGTGTCTGCCTTTACGTTTTCTTCTGTTTATCTCTCGTATTTCAGAAGTTCCTATACCTTTTTTCTTTTTTGCCATTATAAAATTTGTGTAAAAGGATTTGCTTCAATATCATCTACATTGAAACGTATTTTTTTATATAATTTTTTAATAAATTTAATCATTAGTTATACCAGTTAATCATTGCTCTAATACCAACAAGTACATACATTAGTTCCATGCATGTTCTTGCAACATCTTTATCTTTATACCCTACATACACCCATATAAAACAAGATATTAAACTAATACCCCAACCATATATTTGTGTTTCTGGGTTAGCATCAGATAAAATAAATACACCTAAAAATGCTATTATAAATCCTACCCATCTAATGCCATCTAAATCTTTATAAAATCTAATTTTCATTACTTACTCTCTATAATAATTTTTTGAATACTGTAACTGCCATCTGAATTTTTTTGCATAATGGCTTGTACTTCACCACAAACAAATTGTTTATTATCCATATTAGTATTACGAGTAGCTATTCTTTTATGTTTTAAACAATTAGACATTGAGTCTTGAACTCTATGCTCTTTTAATTCACCATTAATAAATAAGCATAAAGCAATAACTAATTTTGTCATTAATGTTTACCATTTCCATTTGCAAACTTAATATCTCTAGTCGCATCTTTTAATTTTTCTAAATCTTTTTTAATTTTTTCTATTTCTTTTGAATGTTGATTTAACATCACACCAGTATGCACATTATCTTCTAATTGCTTTTGCATCTTTTCTATTTGTTTTGTTTGCCATTCTAACAGCATAAACTGTTCTTGGTCTATGGGTTTTTGAACTGATGCTTCAAGTAAATCTTTTTCAAACAACTGGTTTTTAGTCTCAAGTCTATTTAATCTTTCCACAACACCAAAACTAAACCAAGCACCGACTGCTACCGCAGCTACTAAAGATAAAAGGTTTCTTAATGGTAAACCAATATTGGTGTTTTCACTAATCTTCATTTTGTAATATATTCTTTTTTACTCTTGGTCTTGATTGTCTTTGTTTATAAGAATACACAGACAAAGCTTTCTTTTCTTTGTCATAAGTTTTTTCTTTAATTAATTTTTTAAAATCTTTAAAGTCCATTATTTCTTACCTCTAAATATTTGTGTTCCTTTTATACCATA